GTTGGCCCTGTTACTGCTGAAAAAATATTAGGCGACAGTGAATCAGTCTCTGATATGTGGGATAAGGTAGTCGGTGCTTATGAAAAGAAGAAGCTGTCGTATAAGTCAGCACTTCAATCAGCACGACTAACAAGAATACTTAGGCATGGTGAGTACAATAAAGTCACAGGTAAAGTCACACTCTGGGAACCCACCACATGATTGATGAAGAACTCTGGCCTCCAATAGATGAGGTGCTTATCAGGAAACTAGAAGAGATCTACCCTGACAAATGTCCATCAATAGATACAAACGACAGAGAGATATGGAGGTACGGTGGTCAAGTGGAATTGGTAAGGATGTTAAGGTCTGTATATAATGAGCAGAACAACATCGAGTAACGATGGCAACGTCAGCAGCAATACAGAACATAGGTCAAGGTCTTTTAAATAGAGACTTTGGTGCTGATGGTTTAGCTTATTGGTCTGCTGAATATGACAAGGCACAAGCTGATGCTATAGCTGCTGGTAAAACAGCAGATCAAGCAGCAAAGATAGCTGACACAGCAGTAAGAAGAAACGTAGCTAGATCTTCAGAAGCTAAAGGAGTAGCAGGTGTACCTGATTGGTTTGAACATCAAGACCATGATGTTGCATTAGGTGTTAGAACAGAGGACTGGTCTAATAAATTACAAACATCTAACCTTGAAAACTATTTAGATCACCAGAATTATTCTTATGGAATGTTGCAAGGTAATACTGTTGGACAAGAAGGTAGTGAGTGGTGGGGTTATCAAACGACACAAGATATACAAAGCCACTTAGCACAAGGCAAGAGTTGGGATGATGCTTACAAAGCAGCAACAGATAAGGTAACGTCTGACATCTCAGCTAACACAGGCCACCAGAACTATAAGAAGTTTGGAACAATAGGATATGGCAACCCATTAGAAATAAACATGGGTGTTGATGGTGACGGTGACTTGATAACAGAAGAAAGATATTTAAACATGCATCCAGACGCAATCACCGATGGTACTGGTCTTGGTGGTGGTAGCAAGACTGCTACTCAATACGAGTTAGATGATGATGGAAACATCAAGCTAGATGATGACGGCAATCAAATCGTTGCAACTGATGACGATGGAAATCCAATAACAGATACTCCATACCAATGGAACTATGTACCAGATGACAACGTGCCTGGTGGATACAGGATTGAACCAATAGCCTTTGATCAGACTGGAACAACAACAGGCCATGACTTCCACATGGCTAACTACCAAAAAGATGGAGCCTTCCAAGGTGGTGGTGGTGCTAATCCTTTTACTATCCCAACTGGTGTTCAGAATGTAGACGCTACACAATTCACTTCAGGTGGTGCTGATAAATTAAACCTTGCAACTTGGGCTGAAACTCCTGCTGGAAAATTAGCTATTGAAGCTGGTAACTTTGATATAAAAAATAAATGGTTTCAAACTGGTGCTGATGGCAACCTCATACATACACCTAGTGGTATAGATCATTCAACAACTGACAGTAACCTTGGTATAGCAGCAGGAGACACAGTAAACATAGACTGGGGTCAAGGCTGGCAGACTGGTCTTTCAGGTGGGCCTAAGACTTCTAACTATGTACCTCCTACTCAAGAAGGAACTGGTGGTGGAGCAGGTGGTGGTGGTAATACAATTATTAATTTAGAGACAGATAATAAGAGTACAACAGCAGCAGATAAGCTAGTTAAAAGAGATGATAGAACTGCGTATTCAGGTGCAGGAAGGAAAGGATTTAGTACTATCAAGTACAAACCAACAGGTAACGTCAGTACACTTGGAATAGTCTAAGACTAATACCAAGGTATTATTAAGTAACTACAGAGTAAAGCTATGTGTGGTGGTGGCGGCAGGTCTAACAATGACGAAGCAAAGGAGGCTGCTGAGAAGCGTCATCAAGAGAACCTTGCTCTACAGAAAGAGCAGATGGAAGAACAAAAGCGACAGTTTGAATTAAGCAGAGCAGACAACCAAGCTAGATATCAAGAACAAAAGGCAACGGCAAAAGCTGCACCACCTCCACCACCAGAGAAGACAGCAGGAGTAGCAGCACCAGCACTAGATTCCAAGAGATGGGCTAAAGGTGGTGGCAAAAAACAATACACAAACCCACCAGTTAAGCAAGCAACAACAGCAACCAAGTCGTCAGCACATGCGGCTAAGAGTCTCTACATCCCTACATAAATGGACTTAAGTATTAACGAGATTGATCTAGCACCAGGCAAAGGAGCTAGAGATAAAGAGAAGGGTACAACCCTAGCTGGTAGGTACGATCAGTTAAAAACTAACCGTGATCCTTTCCTTCAAAGAGGTAGAGACTGTAGCAAGGTAACGATTCCATCTATCTGTCCTGACTCTAATCAAGGAGATCATGGAAAACTTAAGACACCTTGGCAGTCAACAGGTGCACGTGGTATTGCACATTTAGCTCACAAATTATTAATAACACTGCTACCTCCTAACACACCATTCTTCAAGTTAGAGATAGACAGCCTTGCTTTACGAATAGAAGAACAAGGACCAGAGATTAAGACAGAACTAGACACAGCGTTAGTCAAAGTCGAGCAAGCCAGTATGACAATGCTTGAGACAATGAGTGCAAGAGCTTCATTGAACCAAGCCTTTAGACAACTGTTAGTTACAGGTAATGTTCTTCTCTATGTATTACCAGATGGAATAAGAGTTATACATTTACAAGATTACTGTGTCGTTAGAGATCCATCGGGCCATGTTACCGAGATAATAATAGAAGAAGAAGTATATCCTGAAGCATTACCTGATGGCTTTCTTCCTGACCAGAAAGAAGAAGATGACAAGACAGGACCAGTTAAGAAGACAAAGAAGATACATACATGTGTAAAGATTGAGAACGGTATTACTAGGTGGTATCAGGAATGTAAAGGCAAAGAGATTCCTAATACATACGGCATGTGTCCAGAAGATTGCAGTCCTTGGATCGTATTGCGTTACGAAAAATTAGATTCCGAAGACTATGGACGTTCACATACCGAGCAGTACTATGGCGACTTGACTGCACTTGAATCTCTGTATCAAGCAGTGATCGAAGCAGCAGCAGCAGCAAGTAAGATCTTATTCCTTGTCAATCCAAACGGTACGACCCGACCTAAAACCCTGTCGTCAGCAGCGAATGGGGCTATCGTCCAGGGGAACGCAGCAGATGTGACTGTCATTCAGGCACAGAAGCAAGCCGATCTACAAATAGCTAACACAACTATTGATCGTATTGAAGGTAGATTGCAGTTTGCTTTCTTACTTAACTCAGCTATCCAACGACCAGGAGAAAGGGTTACAGCAGAAGAGATCCGTTATATGGCACAAGAACTTGAAGCATCTATCGGTGGTTTCTATTCCATACTTACTCAAGAACTACAGCTACCATTGGTACGCAGGATTATTTATATGTTACAAAAGAAAGGCAAGTTACCTGAGTTCCCTAATAGTCAAGAGACAGGTGAACCTTTGGTTATGCCTAAAGCTGTAACAGGATTAGAAGGTATAGGTAGAGGTGATGATCTGAATAAATTAACTGAGTTCTTAACTATTACTCAGCAAGTATTAGGACCAGAAATAGCACAACAGTATGTGAACTACGAAGAAGCACTGCGAAGATTGGCAGCTAGTGCTTCAATAGATACGACAAACTTAGTTAAAACAAGTCAGCAACTACAACAAGAAGCCGCTGCTGCACAAGCTCAACAGCAACAGCAACAGCAAGAACAGCAGATGATGGAAGCAATGAAGTCATCAGCTATGGCTAAAGTTGCAGACAACTACACTAAACCAGGTTCACCTTATGGCCCCCAATTCTCAGGAAACTCCGAAGACGGAGCAGCAGGAAGTATCCCTAACACCGTCCCCGATCTCGGGGCAGCAGCCAACGGACTCCCCAGTGGACCAGTCCCAGGAGGAGCAGAAGGTTAAGGAATTAACTCCTATAAAAACAGAGAAGACTACTCCTAAGAAAAAGAAAGTGAAGGAACCACAGGTTATTAAAGATAGCCCGAACCATATCACTATTAGATAACTGAACACTCACCCATCACAATCCAATGCCAGAAGCAATTACTATTTCCGAACCAGAATCAGGTGCGTTATCTCCCGAACAGGAGACAGCCGCAAAAGATGAAGCACTTGTTACTGAAACTCAAGGACAAGAGCCAGCTAAATTTGCTGGTAAGTATGAATCAGTCGAAGACTTAGAGAAGGGATACGCAGAACTTCAGAAAAAATTAGGAGAAAAAAATGAAGAGACAGGAGAAGTAGTACCAGAAGCAGGAGAGAAACCAGAAGCTACTGGTACTGCGACAGAAATCTATGGTGACTATATAGGTAGTCGCCTTGATGAAGCCGAGGTCGATTACCAAGGGATGAATACCAAGTGGCAAGAGACAGGCAAGCTAGATGATGACGACTACACAGCATTAGAAGGTGCTGGCTTTAGTAAAGATATGGTCGAGGCATACTTAGATGGTGTGCAGTACAGAGCAGAACAGGACTCACAACTTGCAGCTAAAGAAGTATCAGCAATTAAGAATGAGTTCGGAGGTGAGCAGGTCTACACTGAAATGATTCAATGGGCTGCTGGAAACTTAGATAAAGCAGAGGTCGATGCGTTCAACTCTATGCTTAAAACCAGTAACCCACACCAAATAAGGATTGCTGTCGCTGGTATTCAGGCTGCTTATATGAACAATGCACCGAGGGACCCCAAGCTTGTAGGAGGTAGAGCACCTAGGGCAGCAGCCACTAAGTTTGAATCAACAGCACAAGTAGTAGCTGCTATGAATGATCCTAAATACAAAGAAGATCCTGCTTTCAGAAAACAAGTAGAAGAAAAACTTAGTCGCTCAAAAGTCTTTTAAGAGGTAGTATTTAGTTACCTAACTTCTCATAGAAGCAACGGCCCCTTGCGAGGGATACCCCAAGTGGAAGAGATAGTGATGGGCAAACCCTTTCTATCTACCGTACAAATTGTATGGCTAACTTTACTAGCTCACGGCTAGGTCTCGTAAATGCTACGGGTACTAGCTATGACGCTCTATTCCTTAAAACCTTTTCGGGAGAGGTTCTGTCTTCGTTCAAGGCAGCAACCGTGTTCGAGTCTCTACATAACGTACGGACTATAGCATCAGGCAAAAGCAGTCAGTTCCCAATTATTGGTAACAGCTCTACGGCCTACCATGTTCCGGGCACCCAACTGACTGGTGCTGCTATCAAGCACGCCGAGGTAACAATCAACATCGATGACAAGCTTGTATCACAAGTTTTCATTGCTGACATTGATGAGGCCAAGAATCATTACGATGTTAGATCTCAATATTCTGTTGAGATGGGCACGGCTCTTGCGAATACATTCGATAAGAACGTAGCCGCTACTATTGCTCAAGCAGCACGTACTAGCACTAACGCTAACACTGATCTACCTGGTGGTACTCGTATCAAGATTGTTGCTGCTAACAAAGCAGCTATCACTGGTGCGAACTTAGTTGCCGCAATGTGGTCAGCAGCCGAGCAGTTTGATATCAACAATGTTCCTGAAAATGACAGGTACATTACGCTTGGCCCAACTGAGTACTACAAACTAGCCCAGACAACAGACGTACTCAACAGAGACTGGGGTGGTTCTGGAGCATACGCAGATGGAACAGTCTTGAAGGTAGCTGGCATCAGCATCATCAAGACAAACCATCTACCAACTACAAACCGTTCTGCTGTAACTGGTGAGAACAACACATACCACGCTAACTACACAGATAGCGTAGGTCTTGTCTTTAACAAGCAAGCTGTTGGTACTGTTAAGTTGATGGATCTGAAGATGGAACAAACTGGTTCCGATGTACATGCACTATGGCAAGGTACATTCATGGTCGGATCTATGGTTCATGGTACTGGCGTTCTACGTCCAGACTGTGCTATCGAAATTTACTGGGCAACCAGCTAATTACTATGGGGGCTTTATGCCCCCTCTTTTCTTATGGGCCTTAATCTCACAACAGAACTAGAAGCAGTCAACAAAGTATTAAGGATGATGGGTGAAGCACCTGTTAACTCCTTGGCTGGTCAGTTCGGTCTTGCTAAACAAGCGCACGACACATTAAAAGAAACAAGCAGAACAATCCAATCAGAGGGGTGGTCATTTAATACTGACTATGAGAGAACCCTTGCTCGTACTGCTGGTACTAATGAAATTGATTTGAGTTCAGATATAAGCAGAGTAAAAATTGATCCTTATGAATACCCAGACAATGAGGTAGTTCAAAGAGGATTGAAGTTATACGACAGAAGAAAGAATACTTCTATCTTTGAAGAAGATTTAACAGCAGATGTAACGTACTTCCTAAGCTGGACTGACCTACCTGAACACGCTCGTCAATACATAATGACGAAGGCAGGTCGCACACTACAAGAACAGATACTAGGTAGTGCAGATCTGAGTAAGATAAATATCACAGCAGAAGCAGAAGCAAGAGCACAGTTCTTAGAAGAAGAAACAAATGCAGGAGATCACAATATGATTAGAGGTAATCCTAACCACGTAGGAGTATTCAAAACTTATCAACCAAGTCGTACTGTTCTTAGATAGTCATGCCTTTAATTACTTCTTCTATTCCGAATCTTATTAATGGAATAAGTCAACAACCACCTGCACTAAGACTTGCATCACAAGCAGAGGAAGTAGTTAATTGTATGTCGAGTCCAGTTGAAGGACTGAAGAAGAGGCCACCGTTAAATAATATTG